GGTCGAGGCCTATGGACCCGGCGACACCTACTCGATGCTGGCCCCCGAACTGCACGAGTCGTTCCCGAGTCGCGGCGCGGTTACGGTGATCAAACGCAGCTTCAAGGCCGACCGTGACATCGCGACCGTGTGCTGGAAGACGGGCGCATGGGTGTCAGCGGAGCCTCGTTCGGCAACGAGGGCCGAGATTGAGCACTTCATGTCGATCCTCGCTGAGCCGTCGTCGTGACTTCCCCTGCTGACCCGGAAGAGATCGCGTCCGTAAATCTGGACGAATACGAAGACTGGACGGTGCTGGCCGAAGCGTTCGGCGCGACGGTGATTACTGAGAGCTACCCGTCCGGGGAGTATTCATCGCGGCTCGTGTGGCCGGACGGGCGCCAGGCGTACGAGCGGGATCGGCTGGTGATCATTTCCAGCGACAGCGAACTGCCCGACCCTGTCGACCCGGTAACACCGGGAGACGACGCGATCGACCTTGCCTACAACGTCGGTCACACATCGATGCGCTACGACGCTGCGGCCTGGCCGATGGCGCTCTTTCACGCCACACCGAAGATGCTTGCCGCCGCTGCTCCGTTGCTGGTTGCTGAGGCTGTGGCCGCTGAACGAGCCAAGACCGCCAACGAGATAGCCGACGCGATCGAGCGGGATGTTCTCAATGCTGACATCTGCCATCGAGATGTACATGGCGTCTTCTACGACACCCGAGACCTAATTGGACGAATTCGCTCGTTCGTTGCTGGGTCAGAGACAACCAAGGAGGACGGCCCTTATGTCTGAGCAGCCCGTAACACCCGACCGCCTCACCGAGATCCGAACCGAGGAACATCTGGTGCGCCGCATAGATGTCCTGGTCCCGGACCCCGACCCGATCGCTGGGTTCGAGGCGTGGGTCGATCGGCTGACAGCGACGTGGGATGAGCCACGCGGCTGGTGGTTGCTGTGCGGTGACAACACTGGCAGCGAGAACCTGATCGTGCACCCGTATCAAATCCCGGGTCTGATCAAACTCCTGTCGTTGATGGCCGAGCCGTCCGCTGAGCATCTAGGGGGCGAGCGATGAGAGACCGCGAAGTGATCGAAGCCGACCTACGCAACGGCCCAACACCCACTGTCGATGAGTTCTTGTCGCTGTACAACGACGATGACAACTGGTGGTGGATAGCTGCATGCGGCCATCACATGAACCTCTTCGAAGATGCAGTGGCTGAGCGTGACGCGGCACTAGCCAAGATCCAGCGGATAGAAGATTTCTGGCGCCATCTCGAACCGGAAGACAGGAACGAACCATGAACAAACTCAGCGACGTTGACCTAGCCGACATCGCCGCCGCCGCACGCCGAGACGTAAACAAGGTCGCGCAAGCCATGCGCGCCTTCACGGAAGCCGCCACCAAGGCGGTCGCTGGACAACGCCGCCGTCCCGGATACCAGGAAGCAACCAGATGACAAACTTCAGAGATCTAGTCGGCAAGAAAGTCCGCATTTGGGACGGACCGAAGGCCTCAGTCAGGGCGACCGGTGAAGTGGTTGGGATAATCGAACCACCAACAATCATCGTCCGCGACGATCTTGGGGTAGACCACTACGAATCGTCTTCCCTTCCGAGAGAGGTCCTCGATTGGGAGCCCGCGCTGTCCTTCAAAGTAGGCAAGTATCAGCTGGTTTTCGCCCCAGCGCACCCAGCCTTTCGCCGCATCGACGTCGTGGCCTACCAGGGAGGCTGGGAAGAACTCAAAGTCTTCACGGGCTTTCCCGCTGGAACACCCGTCCCGCCGATGCTTCCGCCGGGATGGAACACGTTCGCGCAGATCATCATCCGCCCCCGGCATGAGTACCGATCGGTCCCGTCGGAAGCCACCAGATGAGCGACGAAATGATGGCGCTCGACGACCAAGTCAGAGCGTTCACAGCCAACAACCTCGAACGCCAGGGTGTCGTAACCGGGTGGGTGCTGATGGTCGCTACGAGCCGATTCGACGATGAGGGGGACATGCTCCACGCCTACGACTACAGCGTCGGGCCCGACTGCGACCTGATCCGCGCAGTCGGTCTAGTGAGGCTGGCCAGCGCCCTCATGGACCGACATGTAGCAGGCGGCGACGGAGACCGAGGAGACTGATGAGCGGATGCGTGCTTGAGCACGACCAGCACACCGAGGCCACTGACGGGCTGCTCTGCCGTCGCCACTCCCAACGACTTCTGGACACTCTCACCGATATCCGGGAACTGTGGTTCGAACTGGCCCTGATCCTGGAGGCTGGTTCCGCACCGAAGGAAGCGTCCCCGAAAACCCGCCGGCTGAAAGCGGACAGCCCACCCGCACCCGCGAACCTCGACGCCCTCGTACTCCGCGACCACCGGACGATCCAGAAAGGCCACACCGACCCGCCGTCACTACCGGCGATCATCGCCTCATGGGTGCTGCTAGTCGCCGACGAACGACCCCTCACCACCGCCCTGCCCAACTCTGTCGTCGGGCAGCTCGACCTCCTCACCCGCCATCACCAGTGGATCACCGGACAAGAATGGATTGAGGACTACCAGCGGGAAATGACTGAGCTGCGCAAAGCCTTGAAGTCGGCTGTGCGGGACCAGACACATCGCGAGTACGGCAAATGCCCCCACTGCAACGGGCCCGTGTTCATCCGCAACGGCTCCAACAACGCCAAGTGCTCCGGCTGCAACGCCACCTGGTCCACACCGCAGGAGTTGGCAAGACTGTCAGTGATGAGGGAGCAGGCGTGACCCGTGTCCCGCTCGACATCGCCGCCGCTATCGGTGAGGTCAACAAGGCCACCATCCGGCAGTGGGTCAACCGCGGCGTGATCAACCGCTACACAGACGGCTACGAGGTGGCCGAGATCCTGCTGTGGGTCGATCAGGAACGGAACTCGACGATGCTGCAAGTCAGGATGGGTCTGACTCAACAACCTTCGAACATTCAGGACATCGGTTTACCTCACCCGGCCTGAACGTCGACCCCGGAAGGATGTAAAGCTCCTCATCTGTGCCGCACGCGACTGTGTCCTCCGCTTGATTGAACGCGTGCTGGACACCACTAGGAATAATTTCGGACGGCCCTTGCGCCCTGCGCCCTGAACGGATTCCCCGACTTCTCCGCTGAACTGGCCGCTCGACAGTAGCCACACGCCACACAGTCACCACGGCCTACTTACTGTTCGCGAGCTGGGACACCCGACCGGGCGTCATGTCGAGCAGCACGGCCGCGTCCCGCCCGGAAACGTGAGCCGCTAACAACTCCTGCAACGCCTGCGCGGCCTTCCGCTGAAGCTCGCGTTTCTGCGCCGACAACTCCCGCCGTTCAGCACCAACCCGCGCCGCGTTCCGCAAGACCTCTGCATCCAACTGGAAATCCAGGCTTATCGCCGGCTCCGCGTCATCGGGTAGATCGGACATAAGAACGATCACTTCCCGAACCGACTTCATCAACCCTTCCAACGACCGAGCCCACGTGTGCGCCCCTTCGACCTCGGGCACGTCAGCCAGCCAGTCGTCGCCCTCCCGGGTCACAACCACTCGGTACGTCATATCAACCACTTCTTCCCTAAAGCCGGTTCAAGGTCCTTCTGGATCTTGTGCAGCGTCCCGTTTGGGATATCGCCCGGATGCTGCGGTACCGCAGTGCTGGCCGTGACGCCGTTGCCAGTCACCTGGTAGCGCTTGTGCGACCCAACCGTGCGCGTGTGCACACCGCCGAGTCGTACGATCTTCCGCTCGATTTCCCTTGCTCTCATGAGTGTAAGTTTAGTGGCTAAACATCGCAAGTGTCAAGTCGCTAAACACTCAGTCTCCGCGTGTCGCATGTTGCAGAACCAAACTCACAGGCCCCATACTGTCCGTGTAACGCTATTCCTCCACTGACGACCCCTGCCCGGAAACTTTCGGCGGGGGTCTTGCCATGTGAGGGAACCCCGGCACCTGCTGATACAGGCCCGGGGCTTTGGTCCGACTATGTAGGAGTCGAACAGCATGGAAAGTAACACTCTGCGGAGCATCGCCGCCGCTGCCCACCCCGTCCTACCGCCCAGAAGTAGCCGCCGGAAGCAAGGACGAGCCGAGCGGTTCGCGATGCGCGGAACCGGTGTTCCTCTCGTCTACTACCTCGCTGTCACCGGCGACAAGGTCAAGATCGGGTATAGCGGCAATGTCGCCCGGCGCTGCCACGAACATGGCACAGACCCGACCTTCCTGCTTGCAGTCGAGCCCGGCGGATTCCTGCTCGAACAGAAACGGCACCGTGAGTTCGCCGAATCGCGCCACGGAGCCAACGAACTATTCGACCGAACCCCCGAACTCATGGAACACGTCGAACGGATCAAGGCCGCACACGGAGATCCTGTAGCGATACTCGTCCACGCAGGTCTGTGGTTGCGGTAGTCCCCGCCCAACTATTGCCCCGAGCCCAACGGCCGGGGCTTTCTTCATGCCCGGAGGACACCGATGTCACTCACAAACATCCTCCTGATCATCATCGCCGCTGGCATCTGGCTACCCGTACTAGCCAACACCGTCCGCATCCGCTGAGAACTGGAGCTAGGCCATGAGCGAAATCGGGACCGCTGAAATACGGATCAAGCCAGTCCTAGACGAAGCTGCGCTTGAACTCCTCGGCAACCTGATCGAGGCTCGGGTAACCGCAGCCATCGAGAAGGCGCTCAACCCCCGACAAGTGATCAGCATCAGCCAGAACTTCACCTCGCAGCCAGACCCCTACGAAGTCGCCCGTCAGGCAGCCCAGAAAACCCGCTGATGGTTGCCGGCCGCGTGGTTACGCCAGGAGATAAAGAGGCCGAGGAGCGCCTACACCAGTACTGGGTAGCCGGCCCTGGCCTGGCTAAGTGGGCGAAGTCCCCGCACCCGTGGACGGCCCTACACAACCACCTGGCCAAGTACATCCACGACCCAGCCAAACTCAATGCCACCGTCTCCAAGTGGCATTACGAGGTGTTTCACCAGCACACTGGCTCCGACGCGTACCGGGTTGAGCACGGCGGCAAGATGCGCGGCAAACGGATCGGACCAGGTTGATCAGCCTTCCGTGGATCGTCGAGGACCATGGCCATAGCGTCCACGTTCATCCGGTAGCTGACGCCGCTCAGCACACCATGGATACCAACTGCGTGTGCGGACCCAGGATCGAACGCGATGCTCGACCCCTGGTTATCCATGCCAGCCTAGACGGACGGGAACTCGTGTACGGCTGATGCCCTGGTCAACCAGCGACCGCCGCGCACGACTGCCCTCCAACTGGCCCGAGCTCAGAGCAGCAACCAAGCGACGAGCACACGGCCGATGCGAACAGATCAAGGCCAACGGCGAACGGTGCAACGCATTCGGCAACCAATGCGACCACGTCAAGCGCGATGGGCCTGACACGCTCGACAACCTGCAGTGGCTGTGTCCCCATCATCACGATACGAAGTCAGCACGCGAGGGGCACGACGCCGCCCGTCGGGCCCGGGAAAAGGCCATGCATCCGCGTGAGCAACACCCAGCGAAGCGAGACCCCCGGCCAGGACCCCTCCCCCACCCGTAGCCCCAGACCGGAACGTGCTGTGGCTCGCGCGAGGTACGGGTCTAGGAAATTTCGTACGGCACTGCCCGCCATGGGCATTCGTCCCGACATGGGAGGCACCAATGCCCGGAATGGGCCCACCCCCGAAGGATCCGTCGAAGCGGGCCCGTCGCAATGCACCGACGGTCGTCGGAACCCAGCTTCCGGCCGAAGGTCGGTCAGGGCCTGCACCCCGTTGGCCCTTTGCTCCGGACCCTCGAACCATCGCTGAGACCCAGCACCAACGGGCGAACCTCCGAAAGCTGCGCAAGCAGTTCGGAATTGCGGATCCCGGTGGGGCTGAGCACCGCCGTCTCGCCAAAGACATCGACGCGGCCGAATTCTCGCTGCGCGTTCAGGTGGAGACCGCGAAGCAAACGAGCCGACGCCAACGCGAATTGTGGGCGCAGCTGTGGAAGTCGCCGCAATCGGTGATGTGGGAGCGAATGTCAGCGATCTCATCGGTTGCGATGTACGTCCGCGCCCAGGTCGCTGGCGAGCTCGGCGACGAGAAGCAGGCCAAGGAAGCGCGCTACCGAGAGACCGATCTCGGGCTGAATCCGAAAGGCATGCAGAACCTTCGCTGGACCATCGCCGCGAAGGCAGAGGCTAAGGCCGCTCGCTCGGCGCGGAGCGCTTCACGTGCATCGGGCAGCCGAGCTCGGCGAGGTCCCCTGACTGCCGTTCCGGATCTGCCCAAGGCCGCCGGCGATGACTGATGCCGTGGAAACCGTCCGCCCCGGGCGAGATTCCCACCCTCGGTTACCAGGTAATCGACTGGATCGTTGAGAACCTGGCGCATCCGGCCGACGGCGGTGAATGGACGCTCTATCGTGAGGTCGAGGACTTCCTCCTGGAGTTCTACGCACTCGACCCGCTCGCGCCAAATCCGATCTACAGGGATCAGCTGGGCCGGCGCAAGGTCAAGCGGGCTCTTCTCGGCCGACCGCGTGGGTTCTCCAAAAGCCCGATTCTCGGAGCGATCGCGCTGGCCGAGTCCATGGGCCCGGTGGTGCCGAACGGGTGGGACGCGCACGGACAGCCGGTAGGTGTTCCGTGGTCCGACCACATCCGATTCCTGGGACAGATCACAGCGGTTAGCGAGGAGCAGACCAAGAACACGTGGCGGCCAATCCTGACCATGTGCGAAGGACCGGTGATCGATAACTACCCTGGGCTTGAGCCGTTGGACACGATGGTCAATGTCCCGGGTGGCGTTATCGAACAACGCACATCGGCTGGGCGATCGATCAAGGGGTCGCCGTCGCAGTTCGTGGTACTGGATCAAACCGAGGAGTGGGTTAAAGGAAACCGCGGCGTTGACTTCGCCGACACCATCCGCGACAACGTTGCGAAGGTCGGCGGTTCGTCGATCGAGTCGCCCAACGCACACATCCCGGGCGATGGATCGGTTGCTGAGGCATCGGCCGAATTCGCTCAACTGGTGCGGGAAGGTCGCGCTCTGGCCGATGATCTGCTGTGGGACCACCGCGAAGCACCGCCCGAGACTGACCTGTACGAGCGTGAGTCGATCACCTTGGGCCTCCGAGTTTCTTACGGGGATGCCTCGGCTCACCCTGACGGGTGCGTGATCCATGATCCGCCTTGCTCCCCTGGGCACGTCGATCTGGAGTCGCTGATCAACCGGATCTGGGCGCCTGACTACGACCCGCAGAAAGCTCGTGCGAACTTTCTCAACCAGATCACCCACGCTGCTAACGCATGGATCGATCAACCGACATGGGCCGGCCGTTACGGGGACGCACTCGAGCCGTCGATCCGATCAATCGCCGACGGGGACGTGATCACACTCGGGTTCGACGGTTCCCGCGGGCGATTCAAGGGGAAGCCCGACGCCACGGCCCTGATCGGGTGTCGGGTGTCAGACGGTCACCTCTTCCAGGTCAACGTGTGGGAAGCCGACGACTCGGAGACGAAACTTAAACCGTGGTCTTCCTGGGCTCCGAGCATCGTCGAGATCGAAGCCGCGATCGCCGACTGCTTCACCAGGTATCGGGTAGCGGCCTTCTACTGCGATCCGGCGAAGGATTGGCGTTCACACGTCAACGCGTGGGAGGCCAAGTACGGCGCCAAGACAGTGAAGGCACCGGACGGTAAGCAGGTTCATGCGACACGTGATCATCCGTTCGAGTGGTGGATGACGGGCGGCCGATCGGGCCTGATCCAGCGAGCGATCGAGCAGATGGAAGGCGCAATCCGCAACGGCGATCTGAGCCACGACGGCTCATACGCATTGACCCGGCACGTGCTCAACGCCCGACGGCAGTTCAAGGCTGGAAAGCTGTCCCTCCGCAAAGAGAACGACTATTCGATCAAGAAGATCGACGCCGCGATTGCCGCCGTTCTGGCCTGGCAGGCCCGGCTCGATTGTGTCGCCGCTGGTATCTCCCAAGCGCCAGCATTCGTGGCCCCCAAGCGGCTCAGATGACCTAACCAGGAAGGGGTTGCACTGTGGCGTTGGACGACGTTGACGTTGCGGGAAGCCCAGCCTGGTGGATGACCACGCTCGCCAAGCAACTCTTGGACCCTCGGCGGACGAAGCGCTTGGCCGTACTGCGGGCGTATATGGAGAATTGCCCTCCGCTGGTGACCGCAACGGAATCCCAGCGCAAGGCGTACCACGCGTTCTCGAAGGTGTCGCGGACCGGATACGCCCGAACCATCGTTCGGACCCCGGGCGAGCGGATGCTGGTCCGCGCGATACGCACGGCCGCCGACAATGACGACGAGGGCGATCAGGTTGCCTGGCGATACTGGACCGGAAGCGGCCTAGATATCGCATCGACGGACGTTCACACCGACATGTTGGCTTACTCGGACGGCCTCGTTCGTGTCGGCCTTCGTGAGGACGGGACGCCGATCGCTCTACGTCGTGACCCGCGGTTCTGCATCGCCATTGAGGACCCGCTGGACCCGATGGAGACCCGCGCCGCGTTCGAGCTCGCCTGGGACGAATACACCGGCTACGACTACGCATATTTGTGGTTGCCCGGTGAGCAATGGGTGGCCGACCGACTGCGTACTAGCCCCCCGACTCAGCTGTCAGTCCCCGGCTTGTCGTCCGCGGATCGACGGTTCAAGTGGGATTGGCCGCGGCTGACCTTCGACCCGAACACTTTTACGATGCGGCCCTTCGTCGACGACGTCGACCAAGCGGACCGGGACGGCCGGCCCTATTCGCAGGCGTACGAAATCAAGACCGTCCCGGTGGTGAAATTTTCCAATAGAGACGGTGTCGGCGAGTTCGAGGAGCACTTGGACCTCCTCGACTGCGCGTTCTTGCTCAAGATGCTGTTCTTGGTCACCGCCGGGGTCCAGGCCTACAAGCAGCGGTCCCTGGAGCAAACGGCTGACGGCACAGGCGTCGACCGACTTCCCGACAAGAATCCCGACACCGGCGAGACCATCGACTGGGCTGAGATCTTCCAGCCCGGGCCTGACGCGCTCTGGAAGTTGCCGCCCGGCGTGAAGGTCAGCGAGTCGGGACAGGTCGACCTCAACGGATTGTTGGGCGGGATCAAGGACACCCTCAAAGAGATCTCGATCGTCACCGGGACGCCGTTCACGATCTTCTCGCCCGACGGCATGAATCAATCAGCCGCCGGCGCCGAGGGGTATCTAGATCCCCAGATATTCAAGGTCAACGACCGGGACAAGATCGCTGGTCGCAGATGGGCCAAGGTCGTTTCGATCCTCTTCCAGTTCGCACCGGACGAGGATCGCTACAAGGGCGGCACAACCGGCAAGGATCGAGCCGACGCCGGCCGGATCGTTCTGGATTGGGAGTCTCCGGTTCGACGCTCGATCGTGGAGATGGCCCAGGCGGACGCAGCGAACAAGTCACTGTCGCCGGACATGGCCGCGCAGAAGTTCTACAACCTGACGCCGGACGAGATCGGGATCAACGCAGCTCAGCGTGCGGCGGAACTTCTACGAGTGCAGGCATTGAAGGCTGCTGCCGCTCCGACTGCGCCGACCGTACCGCCGACGCCGGTAATCGATGGCCCAGCAGCCTGACCAGGCCGCCGCTACGTTGGCGGCCTACCAGCTGCAGAGCCAGGCTCTCCGGGATCAGATCGAACGATTCATACGCTCGTTATGGGGCAGCTACAGCGAGTACCGGCAGCCGCAGATGGCCGACTTCGCGCGTGCGGTGACTCCGATCGTCCAAGCCGGCCAGCGCAACATGCTCAGTTTGACGATCGCCTATCTGGCGGCCGTTCTCGGTGGACGCGTGCAGACGGTCAATCCGACGTCGGTCATTGGCGCCGCGGCTCGAAACGGCGTTGACCCGATCGAGGTCTACCAAAGGCCGTTTCATCTGGTGTGGCGACAGCTGCACGATCTTCCACGGCGGGAAGGCGCCATCGACTCAGCGATCAAGTCGGGGGTTGAGCGCGCCGTCAGCCTGGCGCAGACCGATTTGCAGCTCACCAAGGTGCAGACGAGCCAGCGTGTGCTGCCTCGCAATGCCAACGTCGTGGGATACCGCCGAGTTCTCGAAGGTCCGCACTCCTGCGGGTTGTGCATCGTGGCCTCCACTCAGCGTTACTCGACGGGGAAGCTGCTGCCGATCCATCCGGGTTGTGACTGCTCAGTAGAACCGATCCTCGGCGGTCAGCCAGCTGATCTGGTCATCGATCCGGCGCTGCTGTCTGCGGTGCACCAGGAGATCGCTGACCGCTTCGGCGAGGCGAACGCCGGTGCCCGCGCGATTCCGGGACAGGGCGGCCTGAAGTACAGAGACGTGCTCATCGAGCACCACCACACCGAGCTCGGCCCTGTGCTCGGTGTTCGAGGTCAGGACTTCCACGACCTCAACGACTACGCCGCATAGCCGTCACGGCTTCGGCGCTTACCCATACCCGACAAGGGAGAGGCCGACATGGCACATGCATTTAACCCGTTCGTGTTCGAACCGATCGGGCACCGCAAGAACGGCCAGCCGATTTACCCGATCCTGGGCGCGGAAGACAATCCGGCCAATCCGGTACAGCCGCCGGTATTCAGCCGGTCCTCGCAGTCGTCGGATGACGGTAAGCGGGCAATTGAGCCGCCAAATGGGGCTGAAGTCACCTGGGATGCGTTCAAACGTGAGATCGACAGCCAGGGGTTGACGCCCGGTCAACTACAGGCCCGACTCGAGGCTTCCAGGAAGTGGGAGCAGCGAGCGAAGGGAATGGATACGCCCGAGTTCAAGGCATTCCGGGAGCAGGCAGCTGCTGACCGGAAACGCGTCGAAGAACTCGAGTACGACCAATCTTCCGACAAGGAAAAGGCCGTCCGATCCGCTTACACCGAGGCTGAGCAGAAGTCGAACGAGAAGTACCAGCCGCTGCTGGTGAGAGCCGAGTTCAAGGCTGCAGCTGCCGGGCGTATCGACGCCGACAAGCTGACCACCATCTTGGAACCGCTCGACCTGAGCAAGTTCCTCGCCGCAGACGGAACACCGGACACCGCCAAGGTAGCCGCGTACGTCGACGGCATCGCGCCCGCCAAGGGCAACGATCAGCGCAAGGGCCCGACCCTCAGCGGCCACGGCTCGGGTACGGCGAGCGGCGCAAAGGGGTCGTCTGTTGCGGCAGGCCGCGAGCTCTACGCGGCCAGCAGGAAGCGCACTGCCTGACCTGAAATACCGAGCCGACATGGCCACCAGCCCTAAACCCCCAACAATGCAAGGAGAAACCAATGCCCAAGCTCCGGACGGAGACTGTCGGCACGGGTGACATGTCCTGGCTCGATTCGACCCACGGCATCGGCAACGCCCGCACAGTCACCATCGACATCTCGCTATTCACGGCGGGAACGCACTACCCGAACGGGTACATCCCAGCCGGGACGCCTCTGACCAAGACCAGCAACCTGGCCGGCCCGTACACCAGCGCGGAGGGCACCACCACCGGTGCCGGTGTGCTGTGGGGTCACTTGCTGACCGACGCGATCGTGAACGGAACCGACGACTTCTCGGCTCCGATGATCAGCCACGGCCGAGTCAACGCAGCCAAGGTCCCGCAAGGCACCGACGCCTTCACCGCGCCCGTGGCAGCCGCCAAGCGCGCCAACGTCACCATCGACTACGTCTGAGAGGGCTAGAGAACAATGTCGACTCTCTGGACTGACTACATCACTCCGGCCGAACTCACCGGCTACGCCCGTGGGTACCTGTCGGACTACGAAGCGAGCAAGGGCACGCTGGCACGCTGGCTGCCCAACCGCGAAGTGGCGGACATCGTTGCCCGGTTCGTCGCTGGCCAGACCGGCCTTATCGACGTGGCCGATTTTCGCGCCTACGATGCCGAGCCCGGTATCGGGTCGCTCCCCGGCGGTAAGCGCGTCACGCTCGAGCTGCCCGCGATCGGAAAGCAGTTTCCGGTTTCGGAGTACAACCAGCTCCGTCAGCGCAGCATCGCCACTGAGGACGAGGTTCGCAAGTTCATCCTCGACACGACCAAGTTGGTCGTTCGTTCCGTCGCCGACGGTATGGAGCGGATGCGCGGCATCGTCATCAGCACGGGACGGGCAACCATCTCCAATGTCGATGGTTTCACCATGGACGATGGATTTGGCCGAAGCGCCGGGCATGACCTGGTCGCCGGCACGCTGTGGGACTCGGCGACCTCGGTGTCTCGTCTGACCTACCTGCAGACGATCATCGACACCTACACCGACGATAACGGTGAAGCCCCCGGCGCGATCGTCACGTCGACCAAGGTTCTGCGCGTGATCGCACAAGGGGATGAGTTTAGTAATCAGCTCGTCAATGGCGCGTCACGGCCGGCCACGACGGCGGACGTCAACGCGATTCTGGACGCCAACGACTTCCCGCCGATCACCGTTTTCGATCGCAGGGTGAAGGTTGCGGGCTCCACGACCCGGGTCTTGCCGCAGAACAAGCTGTTCCTGCTGCCGGCTGCGGTGGACCCCACCGACTGGGAAGGCACCGAGCTCGGCGCGACCTTCTGGGGACAGACCTTGTCCTCGTCGGAGCCCGGCTGGGAGATCGAGCCGTCGGAGCAGCCCGGCATCGTGGTGGGTACGTACCGCAACGAGAAGCCTCCGATGATCGCCGAGGTCATCCCGGATGCGATCGGTCTGCCGGTTCTGGCCAACGCTGACCTGTCCCTCGCTGCGCAGGTGATCACGTAATGGCTGCACTGGCGGTGAACGTGATCGTGCTCGACGAGGACGGGACTCCTGTGGTTCTCACGGCGGGTTCCGAGGTTCCGAAGTGGGCAGCCGATCAGCTCGGCGCGCACTGTTTCGGCGGCGTAGCCGATGACGAAGGGGATTCTGCTGACGGCGAACCTCCGAAGGCCGGCCCGGGATCGGGGAAGGCGGCGTGGGCCGCATACGCCGAGTCGGTCGGGGTCGACGTCGAAGAGGACGCGACCCGCGAGGACATCATCGCTGCGGTAGAAACCGCGAAGTAGTCGGAGGGAGGGGGCGTCATGGCTGTTGCTTTGGCATCCACGGATGACCTGGCAGATGTATGGCGTCCCCTCACTGCCGCCGAAATTGGGCGGGTGTCGAACCTGCTGGATAAGGCGTCGGCGCTGCTGCGTCAGAACACTCCGAAGAGTCCGTCGATTGATGATCGGATCGCGCTGTTCGAATCCGACCCTGACGATCCGATGGCTCTCGATCCGGTGTTGGTGGCTAGCGTTGTCGCGACCATCGTGAAGCGGTTCGTCACCAACATTGACGGTGCCGTCTCACGCAGTCAGGCGGTCGACGGCTATTCCGAGTCAGTGTCGTTCGCCCTACGCGGCAACGATGATGTCCGCGGCGAATTGATCGTTACTGAGTCGGACCTGAAGGCGCTCCGTCCCTTCCAGGGCCCATCGCTGCCACGTTCCATCAGGGTCAATCCATGGCCTGGTTGTGAGACTGGGCCTGCGGTGGTCGGACGAATTGCGGTCAGCTATCTATGACCACATTCGGGCCGCGGTTCCCGTACGCGGAGACGGTGACCCTGATCAGGCGCACAGTCACTGGCCGTGATTCAGACGGCAACGACATGTACACAGATACCGAATCACCCTTCGCTGGAACCGTGTTCAGCCCAGCCGGCTCGACGGAATTAGTACAAGGGCAGCAACAGGTGAGCGAACACGACCACTTCACGTGGGTCGAAGTGGTACCAGATCTGACTGCAGTGGACGCAATCAGACGGCCCAACGGATACGTCTACGAAATCGACGGATCAACGGCCCCATCACCGAGCCCATTAACCGGTTTGACGGTCCTCCGAGTCAACGTGAATCGGGTGACCGGCTGATGGGCGCCAGTTATCGGCACGACTATCGCGCCTTCGGTGAGCATGTGCTGCGGGCTGATTGGATGCGGGCGAATCTCCTTGCTCGTGCTGAGCGGGTGAAGGCGGCTGCTGAGGCGGACGCGGCCCGTTACAGCGACACCGGCCACTACGCCAGTTCGTTTGAATCCTCGTCCGGTACTCACGGTGGTTCTCGTGGGGATCGGGCTTACGGCCGGGTCCGTAATACCGATCCGGCGGCAGCGGCTATCGAGTTCGGTCACTTGTCGGGTCAGACGGGCGACACGGACCGGCGTCCGGTCGAAGGGCATCACACCTTGGTCCGCGCGTTGGATGCGGCGGCCGACACGTGATTGACGCCGAAAAGCTCGTTCTGGACTGGTTGACTGGCGAGTTCCCTTCCGCGCGCGTCTCAACCGAGGTGCCAGCAACCATCGCGGGTCACGTGATCAGGGTGCTGCGCATCGGCGGTGCGAACCGGTTCGTTGTGGATCGTGCTGTGGTTGATGTCGACTGCTGGGCGCTGACACGGATCGCCGCTCGGGCATTGGCTGAATCGGTTCGTGACTCGATGTGTTTTCGGCTTCCCGGAACGGTGACAGCGGCCGGCGGGGTGTCTGCGGTGACGACGATCGCGGCGCCGATTTGGCGTCCGTGGGACAACACGAATGTGCGTCGTTTCGGCGCGACTTTTCAGCTGATCACTCGCTGATTTTCCTTTTCCTCAGTTAGTAAATCCCCTCTTGGTTGGAGGCGCTGTTATGCGCGTCGACTTGGCGTATCCGTACACCGACGACAAGGGCAAGGTTCACGCCCCCGACTCAACGGTCGATCTTGACGAACCGTTGGCGAAGCAAATGATCCGGGACGGCTACGCCCGCCCGTCAGCAACGAAGAAGGCCGCTGCGCAGGCCCCGAAGAAAACCCAGCCCAGCAAGCGAACCCCTTCACCAGTCCCGGACTCGGGCGCTGACAAGAAAGAAGAGAACTCATGACCAGCACTCGCAGCTCCGACAACGCCCTCGTCCTCCTCGACGGGTTCGTCTACGTCGGCCCCGTCGGCACCACCGCACCCACCAATACGACCACGGCCCTGAACGCTGCCTTCGATGAGGTCGGGTGGCTCGGGGAGTCGGGGTTCGGAGAGACCCGGTCCAACAACGCCACCGAGGTCTACGGCGTCAACGGATCCCTGATCCGCAACGTCCGGACCAACGACACCAGGAAGTTCACGTTCGAAGCGCTCGAGCGCAACGCGATCGTCAACGGCCTGACCCGGCCCGGGTCGACGCCGGCAACGGCGACCGGCATCACCACGACGCCCGTCAAGGCCTTCACCGGCACCGACGGGCGGGCGTGGGTGCTCGAGGAGCACTTCACCGCAGGTGACGGCACCGTCGTCATCCGCCGCGTATCCATCGCACTGGGTGAGGCCGCCGTCACCGGCACCATCACCGACAACCACTCCGGCCTGTCCGTCGTGCAATTCGAAGTGACCTGCTTCCCGTCGGCGGACGGTGTCCTCTACACCGACATCACCGACAACGCGGCCGAGTCGGTCTCGTAACCCCTGATCGGCGGGGCGGTCCGGGACGCGCAGGCCCGACCGTCCCGCCTTCACTTTCCTGCGCTGAAATAAGGGAGTCTGCGCCATGCCCTCAAAGGCTAAGACTGATGTGAGCGACACGGCCACCGCTGACACTGCGGTCGCCGAAATCATCGACAGCAAGGAATCCGTGTCCGTCGAATTCGCGGGAGCGGTGTTCACGTTCAAACGGAAGCGAATCAACTCGGTTCAGTTCCGGGTACAGATGCAGAAGTACCGTGACGCGGCAGCGATCGAGTGGCTGCTCGGTGCGTCGCAGTTCGCACGGTTCTTAGCAGCCACCGAGGACGAAGACGGCTGCACCCCCGAGGACACGTACCTCGATTTCGTTGCCGCGATCGGTGCGGCGGTGGGAGCGGGAAACTCCTGACGCTGTTCGCCCTGGTGAACAGCTTCCACGCCCAACTCGAATACGACCTAGCCGGTCTCGGGATTGATCTGCAGGACTTCTGGCGGGGACGGATCACTCTGCGCCGGCTGCACATTCTGATCAACGGCCTGCCCATCACCTCGTCGACGAAGTCAGCCCTTGCCGGGCACCCGACGTGGCCGGACTGGCAGTACATGATCGCCGACCTGATCGACATTCAAATGCGGGCGATCTTCAAAGACCCGAAACCCTACCCGCGACCCGGCGAAACCGAACGCGCCCAGCAGGCGCTCGCCGTCCGGACAGCGCGCTGGCTTGAACGCGAGAAGAAACGAGAAGGGGGGCAGTCGTGACCGAACCCATCATCGGATCGGTAGCCGTAGATGTTGTTCCGTCCTCCCGCGCCTTCGTCGAAAAGCTCCGCGGATCGATCCTGCCCGACGCGTCACGACTCGGCGACCAGATAGGTGAGCTGATGGGCGCGCGGATCGCGTCCAAGGTCGGGACCGCGATCGATAAGGGCATCCGCTCCGGCAACCCTGTGGCCCAGGGCGGCAAGCAAGGCGACCTGTACGGCGGCGCGTTCGGCGATGCGGTCACCGAGAAGATCCGTCGCGCCTTGGCGAAGCTGCCGACCGCGAAAATCGATGCTGACCTGAAGCCAGCGGAGCAGCAGTTGGCCAAGCTCCGAACCCAGCTCGGCACGCTCGGAAAGACGGTCGGTGTTCACATCACCGATGACGCCGCCGTTGCGGTGATCAATCACCTCAAGACGCGACTGGACGAACTTACCGGCCCGGGGCATGACATCCGGGTACGAGTGGACGCAGCGGCAGCCTCGGCCGAGCTAGCTGCTCTGCAGGCGCAACTGGGGCTCGTCGAGACGGAGTCGAAAAAGGCTACCGATCTCGGTATCAAGCCTCTTCGCGACGCCATCCTCCTGCTCGGTCCGGCGCTGATCCCGCTGAGCGGTGCGGTGGTCGGCTTCGGCGCGGGATTCGTTGGGCTCGGCGGCACCGCTGTCCTCGCAGTTAAGGGCATCTCGAACGAGATGAAGTCGGGCAGCGCCGAGGGCCGGCAGTACGCCCAGGGCTTGGCCCTGATCAAAACCGACCTGGCTGGTCTGGAGCAGATCGCTGCTCGCGGTGTGCTCGCCGGATTCAACCGGTCGATCGCCGACGCCTCGGCCGAGATGCCGCATCTACGCGATTCGGTCAGTGGGCTGTCTACGACACTCGGCGATCTGACGGCCCACACCCTGCACGGCATTATCGCAGGATTCGACACGTTCAACCCGTTGATTCAACACACCGCTCTGTATCTCGATTCGCTGTCGGCCCGGTTCGACAAGTTCGCGTCCGGCGCTGGCGGCGCACACTTCGCGCAGACCCTCGGCCAGGATTTCGACCAGGTGATTCCTGTCCTGGAGCACCTCGTGGAGGCCGCCGGCCGGGTCGTCGCTGCGTTCGCTCCCGTGGGGTCGGAGGTCGTCGGTGGACTAGGTGCGCTCGCTGACGTCATCAACGCGATTCCGTTGCCCGTGCTACAGGCCCTTGCCGTCACTTTCACCTCGCTATATGCGGCGAACCGGTTGTCGGGGGTCTTCGATGGCATCAGCGTGAAGCTCTTGGGTCTGTCGGAGAACAGCGTGTTGGCCAACACCCGAGTGGGCCAGTTGTCTGGCTCGCTGGGAGGGGTCGCGTCGAAAGTTGGCGTCTTCGCTGGTATTGGTATCGCCGTCTACACGGCCGGCAAAGCGATCAGTGACTACATCGAACGAAACAATGCGGGCATTCAGGCCCTGGACCATTTCAGTGAAACGCAGAAGAGCTTCCGGACGGCGCTCGAGGCGAGTAACGGGGTGGTCGATAAGGCGACGCGTAGCGCGGCGGAGTATGCGCTGGAACAGGCGAAATTGCCGGAACGGGCGCTGAAGGCGTCGATCACGTCCGATCAGCTGACCCAAGCGATCACCGGAACCGACCAGCAGTACCAGAACCTGATCGAGACTTGGCAGGCTTCGGGTGCTCCGTCGAAGTCCACCATTTTCGCGTTGGATCTGCAGAGGGCCGCGTTTCTGTCCCAGCAGGCGGCGGTGCAGAAGGCCGTGGCGGCCCAACGCGAACTCGCTGATACCCAGCCGGACGTGTGGCGCGGCCTGAATACGACGTCAGCCAGTGTGCAGGTTGTCGCCGACAAGCTCGGCCTCAGCTCAGATCAGGTAGTGAAGTTCGCCGGCGTCCTGGGCATAACCAAGGATCAGATTGATAGCGGCGCACTCTCCACCGGCAGGCTCGCCGATGCGGTGAGCAAGGTGTCGGCCGCGAGCGCCACAGGAAGCGCGTCGGTGACGACTTACATGCAAGCCTTGAGCGCGTTCAGCCAGTCCGCCAAAGGGGCCGCCGACCGCGCCACCCTGGTCGGCGAGACTCTGCGTGCGGCCAACGGCGATGCCTTGTCCTACAGCGCCGCCATCTCCGGGTCAGTCCAGGCCAACCTCGCGTTGACCAACGCGATCTCCGACCAGGCCGCAGAAGCCGTTGCCGACGCAACCGGTCTGCGTGCCGCTGAGACAGCTCTCGGGCAGGCGCAGCGGCAGGCTTCGGCTGGTGTTGCGAACGCGATCGATCAGGTCGCATCTTCGGAGCGGTCCCTGACTCAAGCGCAGGCCGCGGCCCGCAACGCCCAGCTTGCGCTCACCGCCGCCCGTAAGGCCGCCAAGGAGCAGCTGGAGGATCTGCGTAACCAGATCATCGACGGCCAGTTGTCGGAGCGTCAGGCGGTTCTGAGCCTTGCGCAGGCGAAGAAGAACCTCGCCGCGAACCCCAACGACCCGCAGGCCAAGTTGGATTACGACCAGGCCGTGCAGCAGTTGGCCGAGATCCGCTTGCAGAACCAGCGCCTCGCGGACGAAAAGAAACAATCCGACAAGGATGGGATCGAGGGCTCAGCGCAAGTCGTCGCCGCGCAGCAGAACATTGCCCAGTCGATTCAGGCCGTCACCGATGCGCAGACCGCACTCGCGAAGTCCCAGCAGGGCGTCGTGGATGCCCAACTGCAAGGTGCGCAGGCCGTGGCCAGTGCACAAGCAGCGGTATCGGCCGCGGCGGACAAGCAGGCCAAAGACCTCAAGGCCTCCGAACTCGCCGCGATCGACGCCAAGACCGGCCTGATCGACCTGAGCAAGGAAGGTGCGGCACCGCTCATCGAGCAACTGCAAGGCATCCAGGACGGCGCGGTGAAGGCGGCTGCGGCCATCTATCAGCACGAACTGGCGACCGGTCATGACACGACCGCGCTGTCTGACGCCTACGACTTCTATGTGTCTCACACGCAGCGACAGCTCGAAGATCAGTTGACCAAACTGGGGCTGTCAGCACCAGCCGCCCACAGGGTGGCCGAGGAATACCTAGGCATCAAGAACGTCGGTGACATCGAGAACAAGATCTCATCGCCCGGAGCCGACCAGTTGAGCACCGTGCTGGATAAGCTCGGTCAGCTGCTGGCTAATCTCACCGGCCAAGTGTGGACCGTCCCGGTGCTACTCCAGTTCGACGACGACGCCGCCGGACTACAGAAAGCGCTACGAGACAACAAGGCCGCCGGTTTCGCCGCGTCGGTCAACCGAGCGATGGGCGGCTACGTCAGCGGCCCGGGGACAGGCACATCGGATTCGATCAATGCGCGGCTGTCCAATGGTGAGTTCGTCGTCAACGCCAACGCGACCAAGGTGTTTCTCCCCATGTTGTCGAAGATCAATCGCGCGGTCCCCGCATTCGCGGGAGGCGGACTGGCCGACAACCGAGGGAAAGCTCAAGCCTGGTCCGCCGCGCTCGGATCTCAGTCACAAACACCTAATGTGACTGTCCAGCAGACGATCAATAACCCCTTGCCTGAACGTGCATCCCAGTCCGGACCTGCCGGTCTCCGCCGGGCCGCCTACGCCCTCGGGGCTTCGTAATGCCGTACTACGGACCGCTTCCGGACACGTTGCTGGTGGACGGGACAGACATTCAAGCCATCGACGGCGTCATCGTCAATGAGATGGAGCTGTTCGCGCCCGGTGTGCGGAGAGGCTCGAACGATGTCATCCCTGGTCGGAGGGGTCAGCTCGGCGCCGAACTAGCCTATGACGCTTACGCCTTCTCGGTCATGGTTACGATCGAGGGACCAAGCCGCGTCGACATGATCGCTAATCTGCGCTCCGTCGCTGCGGCGTGTGCCGGCACGAACGGTCTGGTGACGCTGACCCGGCGACTGTCGAAGTCCGGCGGTGGCTATGACACGCATACAGCGGCTGGGCAGTTCGTGCAGGGTCTCGGTATCTCCCTCCTCAACCCGCAGACGGGTCAGACTGAGCTTCAGTTCGTGAATCTCGACGGCTGCTGGTTCGACGCCTCGGCCCCGACAGTGCCGATCGTGCCATGACCGACCCGGTGCTCGGAACTGAACGGCCGGCGGTCCATTTGTACGCCTCGGATGGCACGACCTTTATCTCCGATCTGACCACGGCCCGCAATATCCAGTGGCTTCACGAATTATCGAAGCCGGGCACAGCATCGTTCGAGGTTCCCCTTGCTGATGCTGGGGATATCGCCGACCGCTGCATCGTCAAGTTCTCATGGAAAGGCGCGATCCGGTTCGGTGTGCGGATCACGTCGGAGCAGTGTTCGCTCGCGGTCGACGGGACACGGTGGGTCAAGTTCGACAATCAGCCGGGATTGCTGTCGCTACTCAACGACGCTGTGGTGTATCCCGAGAATGGTCTGAACCGGCGGTCCGCTCAAAGCCGCTCGTTCGGATACATGTCCAAGGATGGAGATTGGCGTGACCCGACTGAATGGGTGACGCCACAGACTGCCGCTTTCGGCGGTGGTACCCACGGCCCCAACCCTAAAGCGCTTCTTCCGTACGACCGGAATTGGTTCTGGATCGGCTACACCGACCCTGACACTTCGCAGCCGGTCGATACCGTGAACTTCTTCCGCAAGACCTTCACCCTGACCGACGCGGCCGACCTTGTGTTGATCACATCGGCTGACAACTTCGGTGATGTCTATATCGACAACGAGCAAGTGGTCACTGCGGACCGGACCGGTGCGACGAGTTGGTTCAACGCCCAATTCATTCCGCTGCGACTCGATGCCGGTGATCACCTGATCGCCGCGAAATGCCAAAACACCTCCTACACGTGGACTCCTCCGGGTGCTCTGAACCCGATGGCTTTCATGGCCACCCTGATGTTTGTGGACGGCAACGGGCAGCCGATCCGCGACTCATTCGTCATCCACACTGACGACACGTGGGAAGTTTCCTCAGGTGTCCCCGAGCCGGGGTGGGGCCGGGCTTGGGTGCTGCACACCCTGGTCACGGAGGCGCAGGACCGCGGGGTTCTAGGGCCGTCGCTCTTGACGATGGACTTCGACGTCACACAGGACTCCGACAGCGTTGCTTGGTCCGACCGGGGCGAGTTCACGTTCGACGTCGGCACTGTGAACCTTTCAGATATAGCGACCCAACTGGCCGAGTCTCTAGTGGACTTCGACGTCGCCGCCGACACCATGACGCTGCAGGCCTGGAACCGGCGCGGCTCGGACCTGTCCGCGACAGTAGAGCTAAAGCTGGGCGACGATGACGGCACCCTGATGTCCTACGACACCACGCGGACCACGGCCCGGTTCACTTCCGTTCTGACGCAACTCGCCGACGGGACGTGGATCGACACGCTGGACACCGCCGGGGTCTCGGCGACCGGGCTGATCGAGGTCGGCCTGAATATCGGGTCGACCTCATCCCTGGTCACTGCGGCGAATGTCGCGCGAGCACAACTCGCCGAATCCGCCGCGATCCTTGTCTCTTCGACCGCGAAACCGTCAGTCCTCGTAGGCGCCCTGCCGTATGTGGATTACAGCTTGGGCGACTCGATCACCGTCCCCGCTCACCGCAACGACGGCACCATGCGTGCCCGGGTCCTGTCAATCACGGTCGACGGGTCGGGCGACACAGTTCAGGCGTGGCCCGAGTTCGTTATCGACAACTCCTAAGGACGGCTGATGGCTGACGTTCCCCGGCGCCTCCCGAGCACACCTGAAGAGCGCCTCAACGTGACTCTGGATCGGATGTCGCCGGGGTCGGACCTTGGCGCTACCCGGTTCGCTCGACCTGTCGCACCGTGGGCAGGGCCTCAAGCGCGGGCGGTGGCGGCTCCACAGCCTTCAGGGATAACCGTTGGGATCACCACGGATGGCGCGCACAGTTTGGCCCTGGCTTTCTCGTCCGGTGTCGACAACAGCACCGAAGCGGACGGGGTCGAATCGGTGGCCCTCGGCTACGGCGCGTACTCCCCAGGCGACAAGGTCACCATCGTCGGCAGCGGATCATCCGGCGATGACAGCACCGGCATCACTGCTGTCGGTTCGGGCGTGACAGTCCATGGCGAATGGTCAACCGGCGTCGGCTACCAGGCGGGCGTGTTCGGCGCCCGTTCGAATATGTACGGCAATGGTCGCGTTGAGGGTGATGACTCGACCGCTGTCGGGCAAGGCTCGCAGATCCAGACCTCGGGCGGCGATCCAGTCAACTACGCCTCCACGCTCGGCGCGTACACGACGGCCAAGGCCAACGGATCGGTTGCGATCGGCACGAATGCTGACGGGGACGGCGCAACTGCGACTGGCGAAAACGACTTCGTGCTCGGCACCGACCAGCACAAAGTCAGCGTGCCCGGCCTGTTCGCTGTCCACGGCGCCACCCCGGTCGCCCAGTCAGCCACGCCGACCACGCTGGCCGACGTCATCGCCATTCTGCAAGCGCACGGACTCTGCGCCTAATCAAGGGAGATTGGAGCCATGTTCGATGCCGTCTCGCTTCCCTGTTATGCGATATCTGCTGGCGGCCACGGCCATCGTCTCCGGTCTGGTATTCGTCCTCGGTGATCCTTCCAAGTGGCAACGAACACCGTCCCTGCAACTGCTGAACCAAAGCCCGATCCCGATCGACTGCTGGGGTGTGCTGGCCGTGGTCTACGGCTGCTTCCTTCTCGCCGACCGCACCCGCACCGCCGGCTATGCCCTCGGCACCGTCCTGTACGCCACCGTGTCCATATCGCTGATCATCACCTTAGGCGGACCGGGACCTAAGAACATCTTCGCGGTCGAAGCGGCCGTGATCGCCACCATGTACCACGCCTTGGCGATCAGGTTCAGCGCGCTCGACCGGTATCTGAGATGAGCAGCGAACACTGGACCGCTCTTGGAGTGCTAGCGGCGGTGATCTTCGGCGTCATCGGGTTGTGGCTCCAGGCCCGCACCGCAGGTCGTGAACAGGCAGCCCATCGGGCCAGAGAACTCGCCGACGCAAAAGCCGAAGGCAGACGCGAGATGGAGCGGCAAATGCTCTATGAACGCGACCAGAAAATAGCGGCCCAGAACGACCTGGCGCAGGCCCGCGCTGACGCTGCCGAAGCCAGAGCCCAAGCCAATGAGGCCGGCCGTGAATACCGCCAGCAGATCGCGGACCTTCAGCGGCAACTATGGGGAAGGTAATTCTGATGCCATTCGGACCGAGACCCGAGCATGGTTCTATCCGATCCCTCGATCGGTTCACTGTGCGGCTGCTCGTGCTGAGCATCGTTCTCCTGATGCTGGTCGGCAGCCTCGCCGAGGCGTACATCTCTGAACGTAGGTCCTCCCAGACTGCGGCGTCGATCGCTGCGCTGTGCCCGTTCTGGCGTGACCTCGCGCAACTACCGCTGTCCGCTACCTCGACGAAACTCGCGTTCACGATCATCGCCGACACCCGGATCGCCTACGCCAAACAGAGCTGCGAGAAGACCACCGGGGCACTACCGGAGCCCGATCCGCGGGTAAAGCCGCTCCTCCCGGCCGGGGTGAAGTGATGCCCGAATACGCACCCGGAGCTGTCTACAGCTTGTTCGCCCTGATCCAGAAGGGCATTCCATCCGCCGGACTGGCCGGCATCATGGGTGACCCCGCCACGCATACCTACGGCTATCACCGGTCCCGGAACTGGAACCGGCTACACAGCTCGCAAGGTTTTAGCGACTACTCGATCCGGTTGTCCCGGGATCTCGGCGGCGACGGGGACGCATGCAGCGCCCTGGACATCTCGCTCAGTCCGGACCTGATGAAAGCGGTCACCAACCGGCTGTTGCACGCAGCGAAAGCGAAGGACCCGCGGCTGAGTGCGCTGCGAGAGTTCTGCGGCACCCTCGATGGACGCAACACCTACCCGTGGGACCTGCCGACGAACTCCTCGGAAGGCGTCAACACGTGGGACTCATCCCACCTCAGCCACGTGCACCTGTCGCTGTACCGCGACGCTGCCACCAACGCCGCCGCCCTCGCCCCGATCGCCGCAGTCATCACGACCCCGATCGAGACCACGTCCGGTAGCGGTACCCCCATCACGTCCGAGGAGGACGACATGACCCCAGCACAGGCCCAGATGCTCGCCTACGTCTACAACGAGATCCGCAGCGCGGTCGCCGTCGGACAACGCGACTTCGCCTCGACGGTGAAGGCGTCCCTGGGCACCGCGCAGAGCAATTTCAACCAGATCAAGGTGACCCAGGCGCAAATCGCCGCGGTCCAGGACGCAATGAAAGCGGGCAAGTAATGGCCGAACACAGCATCGATAACGTCATCGAGGATGCGGAGAAGACCGTCTCGAAGTTCGCCCGGGTGATCGCCTTGAAGCGGGCCGGCATCACCGCTGTCGTAGGTGCCTTGCTGCAACTGGGTGTCCTGTTCGACGTGATCACACCGGACGAGTCATCGCACGTGACCGGGCTCATTCAGATCGGCCTCGCGACCCTGACCATGATCGGCGCGGGCCTCTGGATTCACAAAGGCGCGACGCCGGCGGACATCGCACTGGACCCGAAGGACTCCGACGGAGTGCCGCTGATCCGCGTCGACGCGGCCGCTCAGATCGCTACCCAGGCGGCGGCCGCGGCCGTGGCGGCACCGCCACCGAGCCCGGTCGACTTGGCCAGCCTCGACGCTGAAGCCGCCCAACTGTTGGGCAATCAGAACCCACCGGTCTAGCCGCTTCCGTCCTCCCTACCTGCCCGGAATACCGTGGCGGGTTTTTTCATGCGCCCCAAAGGAGAAACCTGATGACCAGCAACGTCCGCACCTTCATTACGAAGCGAGCCCTGGTCGCTTCCGCTGCGGCTCTGGCCATCGTGGGCCTGGTCGGCTTCGGTGTCGCCGCAGGCCCATCGGGCAACGCTGTCACCTTGGCCGACATCCCGCAGGTCGCACCGTCTTGCGCCCCGCTAGCCGTCTCGACCCCAAGCATGAGCGCGGACGGCAGCTCCTACGGGTTCGACGTCGCTGGTACCCATTGCGTCGTGCCGGCCCCGCCGACTCCGGCACCGAGCACCGTGGTCACGACCGTCACGCCGACCCCGACTCCCACCAGTACCGCGCCGACCTTGAGCGTCACCCCGACGCCCACCCCGACTCCTACCGTCGTGCCGGCTGGTTTCCCGAACGCGAGTACCACCGGTGTGCCGGCGGGCACGGTGCTCACGAAGCGGGGCTCGCTCAAGGTCACCGCATCCAACTCGACCTACCAGAACCTGGAGATCGACGGTTGCGTGACCTTCGGCTCCGGCGTCTCCAACGTCGTTTTCCGCAACGTCCTGTTCAAGTCCGACGGCTGCTACTGGCTCCTGCTCAACGACGTCGGGGCGACCGGCATTCAGGTCATCGATTCGGAGTTCGACTCTCTGAATAACCCGAAGGCCGACGCCGGGCTCAACGGCTCGAACATCACC